GCTTTTCTTATGCCGTTTTATGGTATTGGTAAAGCAAGACACGGGGGAGAGACCCCAGGGACGCCGGGGAGAGACCTGAGAGGACGGAGGGAAGAAGATGGAGCGGATAAGGATGGACCTGCGGCTGTTCGAGGGCGAGGGCGACGCGGAGGCGGAGGTTACCGGCGCGGAGGCGGCCGGAGCGGAGGCCGAGGGGGTAGAAACGGGTAACGCGTCCCGAGAAAACGCGGACCCCGAGGCGGAGTTTGAGGCGCTGATCGGACAGGAAGGGAAGTACCGGGAGCAGTACACCCAGCGCGTGGAGCGGATCGTAAAGGGGCGGCTGCGTGACTACGAGGCATTGCAGAGCAAGGCCGGGGAGTACGACAGCCTGATGGGGGCGCTGTCAAAGCGGTACGCCATCAGCGCGGAGGCCGACGGGAGCGTATCCGCGGAGAAGGTGCTGGAGGCGCTGAACCGTGATTCCAAGACGCTGGCCCAGCGGGCGGCGGAGCGCGGGACGACGGAAGAGGCGGAGGCCGAGATGGAGACCATGCGCCACCGGCTGGAGGAGGCGACCCGGCGGGAGGAAGCGCGCCAATTACAGGCGCGGCAGGAACAGGAGCGGGCGGCGCTGCGGCGGCAGGCCGAGGCGACCAAGGCCCGGTTCCCGGACTTCGACCTGGCGAAGGAGACGGAGGACCCGGAGTTCCTGCGGCTGCTGCGGTCGGGCGTGGACATGGAGCACGCGTACCTGGTACTGCATCACGAGGATCTGCTGGAGGGCGCGGTGCGCTACGCGGCGGACCGTGCGGGCAAGGCCGCCGCCGACAATATACGGGCGCGGGCGGCGCGGCCCGCGGAGAACGCGGCAAGCGCGACGGCGCCGGCACAAGCGGGCCGGAAGGCATTTTCGGCCATGACAAGCGCCGAATACGAAGAAGCCAAGAAGATCATGGCGGAGGGGGGCAAGGCGCCCTGGGAAAGGTAGCCCTCCGGAAAGGGATAAAAAATGTTTGAAATCATCATGGATCTGCGGCTGTTCGCCAACGCGAACCCGCAGACGACCACCACCAACAACGCGGGGAACTCCGTGACGAAGGATATGGTGGAATTTCTCAAGCGGGGATTCCTTGAGAACCTGGAAAAGGACCTGGTGTTCGCCGCCGAGGGCGACAAGGTCAGCATCCCGCCCAACGAGGGCAAGAAGTTCAACGTCAACCGGATGGATCACTTCCTGCCGGTGGACACCAACCTGCAGGAGGGCGTGGAGCCGGACGGCGGGAAGATCAACATTACCCAGGTCAGCGCGGAGCTGATCCAGCGGGGGGACTACAGGACGATCTCCGACGTGCTGAGCGACACGGCGAAGAACAACCTGCGGGTGGCCATCGCCGAGCGGCACGGCTACCAGGCGGGACTGACCGCCGACAGGTACTACCGTGACATCGTCTGCAATGGGACGAGCCGGATGTTCGTGCCCAACAGCGGCACCCCGGTGACCGCCCGGAGCGAGGTGACGACCGGCTGCCTGCTGACGCTGGACGAGATCGCCCGGGCGACCCAGATCCTGCGCGAGGCGGGGGCGCAGCCCAAGGAGGACGGGTTCTTCCACGCCATCATCACCCCGGCGGTGGAGCGCGACCTGATGAAGGACAGCAATATCCTGGACTTCATCAAGCGGAGCAAGCCGGAGCGGTTCGTCAAGGGGTATGTGGGCGACGTCTTCGACATCCGTTTCATCCGGAGCAACAACGGCAAGGTGATAGCACCCAGCCCCATCTGCGGGATCCTGCCCAACAGGACGGAGGCCAACGCCGCGGTCAGCTCCGCCACCGACGTGTACCCCAAGTTCGCCATCGCGGCGGACGACGCCACCGCCATCAACGCGGCGATCACGGCGGGCACGGTGTACAAGCTGTATCTGGCGGGGTCGGAGAAGACCATCTCGTCCGTGACCGGCGGCGCGGTCGGCACCGCGAAGTTCACCCTGTCCGCCAGCGTGACCTGCAGCGCGGGCGCAACCATCTGCGGCCCGGACGCCGGATCGACCGGTGCGGCGGTCCAGCTTATCCCGGTGTTCGGCAAGGGCGCGTTCACGTATGTTGACTGGAACGGGCAGGGGACGGAGTACATCTACCACGACCGCAGCTACGGCGGCGCGCTGGAGCAGTGGGAGACCCAGGGCTGGAAGGCATACCTGGGCGCCATGATCACCAACCAGGCGGCGCTGCTGCGGATCGAGTGCAGCACCACGGGCGGCATGACGGCCATCAGCAACTAAGGACGGAAAGGAGGCGGAGATGGCGAAGAAGACAGAGGACACGGGCAGGGAGACCATCCTGATCCCGGTGGACACCGAGAACCCGGAGGCGGCGTTCACCTGCGGCGTCAACGGCCTGGCGTATGTGATACGCCGGGGGGAACCGGTGGAGGTGCCGCGGGAGGTGGCGGAGCTGGTACGGGACTGGACGAAGGGCAATGAGGAGTTGCTGCGGGCGCGGATCAAGGGCGACCGCGAGACCCGGGAAAAGATGCAGGGCCTGCAATAAGAGGCAGGCGACGGGGCGAAAGCCCCGCATGGCCGTAAGAGCAGCGCGCCGGTGCGACTCCGGCGGCGGCCAAAGAGGGGACGGGGGCCTGCCTCCGCCCCCGTTCCCTTAAAAGGAGGTAAAACATGACAGTAGCGGAAGCCATCGCGAGAGCCGACGCCATGTACCCGGACACCGTCTACACCACGGCGCAGAAAGCGGGCTGGCTGTACGAGCTGGACGGGCAGTTGTGGGAAAGTCTGCTGCGGCTGTACCGGCCGGAGGCGGACAGGCCGGAGGAATACACGGCGGAGGAGGCCGCCACCCGTGAGCTGCTGATCGAGGCGCCGCACGGGGAGATCTACGCCATGTGGCTGGTGTACAAGTACCTGTTCTGGCAGGGTGAGAGCCAGGAGAGCAACGACATGGCCAACGCCTACAACGCCGCCATGCGGGAGTACAGGGCCTGGTATGTCAGGAACCACAGAGAACTTGACCCGCCGGTGATCCGGCTATGGAGGTAAGATGAGGGCGACCTACATGAGCGGAACGCCGAGGAAGTACGACACCCTCTCCGCCTTCGGCGGGCTGAACACACGGGAGGAGCACGGGCCGGCGGAGTTCGCGGCCACGAAGAACACCGCCTGCGGCGAGTTCCCGGCGGTCAGCGCGCGGAAGCGGCGGGCGCGGCTGCGGGCATTGAGCGGCTGCCGGGGGATGACGGGGGAGGACGCCCTGGCGTGGGCGGAGGGCCCGGCGCTGTATTATAACGGGACGGCGGTGCCGGGGCTGACCCTCACGGCGACGGAGAAGCAGTTCGCCCGGATGGGGGCCTGGCTGTACATACACCCGGACGGCGTGGCGTACAACACGCTGGACGGCAGCGTCAAGAGGGCGGGGAACAGGTGGCCGGCCGCGGGGCAGACCCATGGGCCGGTCATTTACACACTGGCGAAGGACGACGGGACGGACTACGGGAACTACACGGTGGCGGACACCGCCCCGGAAAGCCCGGAGAACGGCGCCCTCTGGATGGACAGCAGCGCCGTCCCCCATGTATTGAAGCAGTACAGCGCCGGGAGCGGGACATGGGTGACGCTGGTCACCACATTCATCCGGATCGCCGCCGCGAATATCGCCCTCAATTTCCACGAGCACGACACGGTCACCTTCGATAAAAGCGAGGTGGCGGGGGTGGAGGGGGACATGATCCTCTACCAGGTCCACCGCGACGAGGCCAACGCCGGGGCGGGGGACTACCTGGTGGTGGCGGGGGTGCTGGACGCGGCGGTGACCCAGGTCTCCCAGATGAGCGTCACCCGGCGGGTGCCGGCGATGGACTTCATCACCGGATGGAACAACCGGATATGGGGGTGCAGCTCTGCGAACCATGAGGTGTACGCCTGCGCCCTGGGCGAGTTCTGGAACTGGTACAGCTTCCCGGGCACGGCGGCGGACTCCTGGCAGGCGACGGTGGGCACGCCGGGGGAGTTCACCGGCATGGCGGCCACGCAGAGCTATTTATTGGTGTTCAAGGAGCACTGCGTGCAC